TTGCTTGGTAGCTCTTTAACCTCGTTTTTGCTTGGCTTGCCACTCTTTATCTCTTCGGGGGTTTTTAAAATCGTGGTAGCAAAGCATCTGCAATGTGGATGCCAGCCCGTGAATTTAAAGCTTTTGGGGTATTTTCCCGCAAGCTCATCGCAAATATCGTGGAAAGGCTTTCCATTTAACGTGTGGTTGTTTGATAAATGTATCTCAATACCTACGACAAAGTCCATTTTTTCCCAACGCAAATGGTCTGCTGTCCTATAAGATGTGTTTGTTTCTGTTGCTGCAAGGCGTCTAGCGTTTTTGTAACTACTCCTGTAAACGCCTCTTCCGGGATTATAGTTCTTCGCCCTCTCTGATAAAACGAGCTGCCCATATTCGTTGCGGACACGCCTAAAAAGCTTGTTTGGCTCTTTTAGATACGAGCGCAAATCACGGCTTAAGGCATCGGCTGAACGTCCATTGCGTATGCCAATGTCTAAGCCTAATTCCATTTCGTCTTTAAATTGGTCAGCGTAATTCCATACACGCTCCGAAAGGCTCAAACCATTTATTTTGCGTTGCTCAAATGCTTGTCTTGCCTCCTCGTTATTGCTGTAATATTGGCGGTACTGCCTTTGGGTTAGCTTGCCTACATTCTCGCCAAACACTCTGTTAGCAAGTTCGTTATTTTTATTATTAGCTAACGTCCAAGCAGAACGAACACCGCTCAAAATTGCAACCTCCATTTGCTTTTTAAAAGTCACCAAGAGGTCGTTTAATCTTTTACGGGTAATTGGATAATCGCTAAAAGAAAAGGGCGTGTCGGGCTTTATTTTGCTTATAGCATTGCTTATTGATACTATCTCATCAATAGCATTTTTATAAAGTGTGTCTATACGCTTTTCTTGTTGCTTTATGTTTTGCTTGTGCTGCTTGTCAAATTTGTTTTGCTCTTTCGCCATTGTTTAAGCGCAATTTAAAATTTTCACATTGGGGGTTAAATAAAAAGATGCAATATTTACCCCCTTGTTGTTTAAAAGGGCAACGGCAAAGCAACAGACGCCCGTCTAATGCCTTGCTGTGCCAATCATAGCTATGCTCACAATCGCTACAATGGTATTTCACCTCTGTTGGGTTGTTTACCTTGCCTTTAACTGCCATATTAAAGCGTTGGATTAAAAGCGTCCTCTACGCTCTGTTGCGCAATCTCTTCGAGGGTTTGGTCTACATTGTTGCTTCGTCCAAATTCCTCGATACTCTCTCGCTGTGACATTATAGGAACACCGCCATTTGCTGTCATTAGCATATCAACAGTTTCTTTTGTGTCTGTGATAGAGAACGGGGTAATTCTAATCTCCACGCTTAAAGCGTCAATATCTTTGTGATATTCGCTAGATAAAGCGGTTTTTAAAAACGCCTTAATAACGTTTAACTCTCTGTCGAAGCCCTCAAGCAAACGTCCGCTTTCGTCGTTAACTTTCATTTGAGCGTCAATAAATAATTGCTTGCGACTTTCGCCTGATAGGGCTTGTTGCGACATCTTCTCGTAACTCCAGTCGGGCAATTGTAGCTGTGTAAAGAATTGAGAGCGCAACTCATTTACATAGAACTTTAAGTTCTCAACGGCTTGCGTCCACGTTACATATTGAGCCGTCGAGCCTTTGGGGTATTGCATTACGGCTTTAAACTCCTTGTTTTCGTTCTTCTCATCCCCATAATGTATAACTTCGTCTGCAAAGACAACAAATAAAGGCTTTGAGTTTTTGCGCAAATAGTTTCCATTTCGAGATAACGCCCATTCTATCTCGTACACTGTTTTAGAGGTGTCTTCCCAAATTGGCGTCGGTCTATACATATAGATGCAAGGGATTTTATTTAGCGTTGAAATATCCTCATTTTCAACCTCTGCCCAATCCCCGTTTGCATCGCTGTACTTAACGTGCTTTTTGCTTGTGTAGGTGTCAAAGAATTGCACTGTTTTTTTGCCAACCTTGCGGGCGTAAGATACAGACATTGCAACCATATCTCCGTATTCGTCAAATAACGGATACAAATCATCGCCAAGCATTGGAGAGAAGTTACGACACCTAAATTTTAACGGGCTGTCAAACCCATAATTATGGTTAGGTTCGTCTAAAGCATACCAAAGCGTCAAAACCTCACAACCTGCAAAAAGCATATTTAAACGCTCTATATTTAGGCTATTAATTCTGTTGCGCTCTAGTATCTTCTCTATAATAGTTGCAACCTCTTTTTGTTTGTCATTCTCGGGGCGATAAATACGCTTTACAGGTATTCCGCAACAAAGCTCTGTCATACGTTTAACTGCTAATCTCTGTAAGTCGCAAGTAACTCTAGTTACATATTCCACACCCTCATTTGTAACGATATCGGGGTAGGCTTGTTTATTCATTACAGGGTGCTTTGTTGGGTCATACTCTGCGTTAAGTCCCTTTTTACCTCCCCACATAGGCACGTTTATAGTCTTTTCTTTTAGTGCCGCAACCTTTTCAGCTGTGCTTAAATCGGTTGAATTTAGTATTTCTTCTATTGTCATTGTTATTTGAAATTATGAGTTATACAATTTTGCTTAAGCGTGTTAAATCTATTGGCGTTCGTGCGTCGCCTATGTGGTAATCGATAGCGTAACAGAGGATATCGACATACTCGTCGTGTGGTTTTGAGGGAAAGCCGCAAACCTCATCGATAAAGCCCTCATTCCAAGCCCCGTCTACAAGTACAATTCGCCCACATTCCACAACAGGTGAAGCAGCGTTAAGGCGTGTTTCTTTGCTATCTCGTGGAGAGGGGGTGTTCACAACGTTTAATTTTGAGGTCGCCCGCAATTGGTCTATAACTGAAATTCCATTTGCTTTAGGCTCAATCCTAATTGTGGAACGTGCTGTATAGCCGTGTTCACGAGCATATTGCGGGATAAACTTTATTAGCTCGGGGAATTTCATTAAAACCTTTTGAGCGTGTGTAATATACACGTCATTCCCAATTTTACACGTCGCAATAATTCCCGTCGGGTCGTTACTGCTTTTATCCGTGTAGGCGGTATCGAGAAAAAACGTAATTGGTTCGTTTTTGTAAAGGCGGTTAAATTCTGCCACTTTAACACGCTTAAACCAATCCTCACGCACAATGTTACCTCCCTCAATTGTTGGGCGTTGTTGATACAGCGAAGCATAGGTTCTCGGGCTTCTTTGTTCAACCTCTGCTAATCGCTCTTTGCTGTGTCTCTCCTCCCAAAGAGCTTCCCCTATCTCTCTAGGGTCGTCGGGGTCGTCGTAATCCTCCCTAATAGCGGGAATTTTTACAACAGTCCATTTCTCGGGTTCACGCTCTAAAAGGCGACCCGCTAAATCGTCTTCGTGCCAGCGTGTCATAATGAACACTATCTTTGAGTTGTTATGCAAACGTGTTAAAAAGACATCGTTGTACCAACCCCAAACACGCTCCCTATACGTTGCAGACGAAGCCTCTAAAGCATCTTTTACAGGGTCGTCGATAATCCCCAAATCAACAGGCGTTCCCGTTAATCCTCCTCCGATACCAACTGCTCGATAAAACCCAGCGTAACCCACAGTCTCGAATATATCTATATTGCGTAAAAAACCACGCTTTACATCTGTTGAAACGTTTTGAGAGTTGAGGAATGTAGCGGGGAAAACCTCGCTGTATTCTGTGCTGTCGATTGTACGTTGTATTGAGCGTGAAAACCCTTGCGCAAGGCTTGCAGCGTAAGATGTTCCAACTATTTTCAGTTTAGGGTTATAGCCCAACGCCCAAGCGGGGAATTTACGGCTTACAATCTCCGATTTGCCGTGCTGCGGAGGTACAAAAACCATAAGACGATTAGTTGGCAATTTGCCTAGCAATAAATCTTGGCATTTTTGAGCAATAACAGTGTGGAACCACTGACGCTGATAATTCCCGTCAGTGTAATCTAAAAAGTCGGGGAACGAAAACGCTGCTCTCCGCCTTTTTAGCTCTCGTTTTAATTGCTCAATTCTTTCCATTTTTACTATACCAAATCCAATGATTTTAACTCTGCCTCTATTTCCTCTACGGTCATTTCGCAAGGTGCTTTGTTTATGCTAACATCGCCCGTTATATCTCGTTTCTCGGGTGCATACAAGCCAAGCAGTTTGCGTCTTTCTGATAGTTGCTGTCTAATCTCTGCAATATAAGCGGGATTTCCCAAGCCTATAACCTGTTGCGTCTGTTCCTCGATGCTGAACGTTTTAATACTGCCACCCTCGTTGTTTGTTGTGTTGTTAACACTTTCGTCCTCGCTATTTGCCGTATTGTTTTTTACAGGTGCGCCCTTGCGTTTACGCTGCGTTCTCGTGTAGTCCTCCTTTGATTTCTCCCATTGCTCCCACAACTCCTTTACAATGTCGTCTATTCTAGATAATTCAAGCTGTAAGGCATCGTCTATATTTGCTAGACGGCTTTCTCTCCACTCGTTAATCAGCGTTTGGATATCTCGGTGTATAGTTGCGGTTGAAAGGGCTTTTAAATCAAACCTTTTCATTAATTCTGCCTTAATTGCCCTAATAGTAAAACCACGCTTGTACAGCTGTGCAATCACCTCTAGGCGTCCCTCTTTCATTTGTCTTCTCTTTTTGTACTGATTATTATTCATACTCCTTTGTAAGCTTTAAAAATGTTTGAAAATACTCTAAATTACAAGACGAAATTTCGATGTAACTTTTACCAAATTCGGGAAATGTATGTACGGCAAAGTGGCTTTCAGAAAGCAACCATAAAGCCGTATATCCAAATGGTTTAAAGTGGTGTTCGGTAAAATCTAAAACTTTAAACCCCGCTTTGCTTAAAATGTTACTAAATTTCTCTTTTATCTCCTGTGGGTTGGTCTCTTTTATCCAAGAGCTATCATTCCAAATCCTAGCCTCCATAGTGCATTGTTATATACTACTACTTTTGTCCTCGTTATCACCTCCTGCAAGCTCTCCTATCTCTTGGGGGTCGAAGTCTATTACGGGGAAATTATTTGGGATTTCCTTTACATTTCCTTTGTAAAATACAAGAACATTTTGATGACATTTTCCTACTTTCCTATTCCTCATATAACATTGCACACGTTGAGAGAGTGTGCCTGACGGCTCAATGATAATAAGCTCATTATAAAGGGGCATCCCTTGCGCTTTAAAAATACTTTTAATATCGCCTATAAAGTCGTAATAGAAGCCCTTTTTGTTGCGAATATCCCCAACGACAATAACGGCAAAGCGATTGTTTTTTAAACAGCTAATAGCAGACGTAAAAGCGTTATTTAAAATCTTTATAAAATCCTCATAAGAGCTTTGATTGCTTGCGTCGTTTTCGAGGTCTGAATATACCTCTAAGTCAAAATAGGGGGGGCAAGAGAATAACAAATCTTGTGTTTCTTTCTCTATATGGTTAGCAACGTTTTGCCCGTCATCGCAAATATATCGGGCGTCCATTCCTGCTACACGCTCGTTGTTTAGCCTTGCTTGCTCCTCTCGTAACTCTACGCCTGTAAAGCTCATTCCCAAAGTCGCTGCTACATAGCCAAAGACGGTGTCGCCAGCAAAGCAGTCAAAAGCAGTACCGCCAGCTACACCAAACCATTTGCAAACGATTTCAGCCATAACAGGGTCTAACAAACTTACTCCGTTATTTATGCTTGCTATATAATTAACCCCTAGCGTTCCCTCTCTGCTCTCTCCATTATCTGCAATCCGCTCTCTCCACATTGCCTTTCGCTCTTGCCAATAGCCCTGTCGAGTGTCTAGGATGCTGAACGGAGGTGCAATAAACTTATCTGTTAATTTTGCGTGTTTCTCCTCGCTGTTGCCACTCTCATTGCCGTTGTCTTCTCCCGCTGTTGGTTCGCTTTGCCATACGTCTAAGCCCCATTCGTCTAGGTCTGTCGCTTCCCATTCGTTTGCAAGGGCGTCCATATCCCAATCTCCAAAGTCTACGTTATCTTTAATTACAAACGCTTTGCATTCCTCGTCGGTAAGCTCTGACGCCTTTATAACAGGTGCTGTGGGGTTGTCGAGCCATTGCCCCCAAAACTCTACAAGCTGTTGTTTCTCTGCCTCTGTCTTGCGCTCAAACTCTTTAACCCCTGTAAGGCGTTCTGCAAGCTCATCAACCGACATTCCCTCAATTGCCGTTAAAGCCCTCAAGCGCATATTTCCGCCAAGAGCAACAAATGTATCATCTACGACAATAGGGCGTATTTCTAGCATTTTTGGAAACACCAAAACACTATTTATAAGCTTTGAAAATTTAGCATCTGTAATAGTTCTAGGGTTTGCCAAATTAACTTTAATCTGCGATAATTTTAAACGTTCTGCATCCATATAGTTTCATTTTAATTAACTAGCTACAAATTTAGTCAAAACGTTTATAATATAATCACTTTTAAGGCAAAAAGGGGGTATTTATTGCATTTTTAAGCAGTAAAAGTGTTTTTTTGCTGTATAACTCGCTAGGTGTGGTTCTAAAAACACGCCAACCCAATAAAGCTGCATTATTATATTTCTCCATATCGCCTAAAAACCCTTGTGGACGTGTGTGTCTGCCTTGCGTCCAAACTCCGCCCTCTACCTCTAGAGCAATTTTATATTGCGGTATCGCATAATCAAACCTCCACCGCCTCTCGGTGTGGAATTTAAACTCTTTTACGCACTCCACGCCCAAATCTGTTTTGCATATAATAGTAAAAACATCTTTCAAAGGCGGTTTTTTTGCCGTCTGTCGGCTTTTCTTTGCTTTCCTTATAACTTGCTTATCCATTTAAATAAAAACGCTTTAAAGGGCTTGATTTTAATTATACAACAAAACGGGGGCAAAAGTAAAGCCCCCGATGTGTAAGAAAATCAACCCAATTATTATATAACTTAAAAGGGTAGAGGGTCTGCGTCCTGCGCAAAATCGCTTTGCTCAATGGTTTCTTTTACCTCCATTGTCGCTTGCTTAACCTCTACTGCGTGCAAACCTCCTAAAATTGGTATTGCGTTGCGCTCTGCCTCTGTCATTGCCTCTCGTTTCTCCTTTGGGATGTTCACTCTTATACAGTGGGTGTCTTTGAATTGTGGCTCTCTTAACTCCAACGCTGTAAGGCTTAAATAACAGCCTTTTTCGCCCAAGAACACCCCGTCGCAATCGTCAACAGGTAGGATTAAGCAACGCTTTGTTTCATTTGCTCCTTTTAGGTTGCGCATAAATGCTCCTTTCAACTTTAAAAGGTCAATTTTAATTCCGTAATTTTCCATTTTGTAAACTAATTTAAATTATTGTTTT